GCGGGCCACGGCACGCGCGGCGGGGTCTGCGGCCAGTCGCAAGCGAGACGAGCTGATCGCGGCTATACGGAAGGGCTGCGAGGACGCGGGGATCACGGTCCGAAGGGACCCGATCGCTGCCGTGCGGTATCTCTCGGACATGTGCCGCGGGGGGTGGGCTAACGCGGCGCGGCGCCGCAGCCACACGGCGCGCTCTGCGATGCGCGCGGGGAGGGGGGTCACCCCGAAGAAGGAGCACTGCGAATGAATCTGTCGCGCAGTAGACGTCCCGCCCGCCTCCTCTCTAAGAGGGAGGTCTGGGCGGGGCTCGCAGACGAGGAGCCCATTTCACTGCACTCGATGCCAGGAGAACATGCGCCTCTGGCAGGACCCTGACGGTCGCCCGCCGCCCGAGGACGTGTCGACGATCGTGAAGCGTGGGCAGTGCTGAGATCTGCGCTCCTGCGCAGGGTAATCTAGACCCGATGATCGGGTTGACGTTCGGATGATACTGGCGAGCGTCGGTTTCGCTGAGGCAGCAAGGGAGGAAGCAGATGGACCAGAGCCAGATTGATGGCGCAATCGCGTACAACGAGAAGCAGGGATACTGCGACAATGAGGTTAGGCTCACGCAGCGCACCGTCGGCGCGGTCGAGGATGGGAAATGGGGGCCAGAGACGGTCACCAAGATCGCAGCCTGGCAGCCCACGCAGGGGTTAGCGGCAGACGGGAAGGTCGGACCGGCGACATGGTCGAGGGTGAGGGCTAGCTGGGAGTTGACCCCCGCCCCTGCGGACAAGCTCATCCAGATCGGCTGCGGCCTCGCGGCCTATGACCAGACCTGGCCGGGGCGTACGCCCGAAGAGGCGCTCCAGAAGGCGTGGGACCAAGCCCTCGCCGAAGGATGCGCCGAGCTGCGTTTCTGGTCGAGCGAGTGGCTCATCAACGACATGGGCAACAAAGGCAACTCGTACTCGGGGCCGTGGCTTGCGTCGCAGTCGCCGCCCGAGGGCGTCATCGTCGGCGCGTGGATCGACGACCCGGTCAGCGCGGCGAAGAAGCCCGCGTTCGCTGAGCGCCTTGCCGCGCGACACATCACGCGCGCTGCGCTGATGATCAACAAGAGCAACACGCGGACGAGCGACGTACCGTGGGCGCTACGGTGGGGACGCGACGATCTACAGGCGGTCGCGGACCTCTACCGCGAGCACGGCATCGAGTGCGCGGCGACGTGCTGGCCTCGCCCGAGCAAGAGCCAGATCGATGCGATGTGCGAGGACATGGCCTGGATTCTCCCGCTCATCGGCTCGCACATTTTCGAGGTCGACACCGAGGGCAACTGGAAGTCGGGCTTCCTCGACGGCTTCCGGTCGATGACCGATGCGTCCGACTACCTCGCGTCGCGCATGCGGGAGCTAGTGGGCGACGACGGCGAGCTGGAGCTGACCACCTACACCTACCACACCGAGAACAGTTCCACGGCGGTGCTTGCGCCGCTCATGGATCGGCTACTCCCGCAGGCGTACAGCGTGCGCCACAGAAGTAACGAGACGGTCGAGTGGGACGACTCGCTTGGGCCGGGGCGACACCAGACACTGGCGGTGAACCGTGCGAGGCAGGCAGCAGCCTTCTAAGTCGCATGCGCAAAGTTAAGGAAGCGATTATGGAGGGGGCCAAGCGGCTTGTGCGAGCCCACCCGACGGCCCTCGGCACGGTGCTGCGGTGTCGACTACACCCGGAGGACTGCGCGCAGCTTTTCCGCGATGTCGAAGGTCTCCGCCTAGTTACCTGGCAAAGAGGATACTCAGGCCCCGGCGGATACTCGCTGGGTGAGCGAGTTGATTCGGTGCTGGCGCTCCCGATCGGGCAGGTGCGCATCGAAGTGAGCCCGAGCTACGTCAGGGGTGTCGCCGCACTCATGGCGCCTAACGTGATGGACGCCGCGGGGGTTCGCCCGGCCTCGGAGAATGTCGCCATCGCCGAGTGCTGTGACGAGTGTGGCGTCCTCGATGAGTTTTCGGGGCTTGGGGCATGCCCCCGTGCGCCTACCGGGTGCCGCGCTTGGCTATGTGGCGCGTGCGAAGTTAAGCATGAAGAGTTACACACGGAGGCACTCGCGAGAGTGGCGAAGGCGCCTTCGCGCACGTTGAGTGACGCGGACTTCCAGATGCGCATGCGGCAGAGGCGCGCGGCCGCACATGGGGAGGGGGATACTGATGCGTGAGGTTCACAATTCGCACCGCTGGAGCCAGCACACCCAGCAGTGCAAGGGCTGCGAGATCCACATCAGCGCGGACGAGGCGAAGAAGCCGTGCGCGCAGCCGTACAAGCCCCCGCCGCGCAAGCCGAAGGAGTACCGCCGGCCATGAGCAGCGCGGCATCTACGAACGGAAAGCAGAGGACGAGCTATGGCGAAAACAAATGAGATCAGGCCGCTGGGTGACCGGGTACTCGTCGAGATCCCGGCGAAACGGGATCCAACGACGGCAACACCGGGGGGTATCCTGCTACCGGACACGGCGAGGGGACGCGCTGACCGGGGTGTGGTCATCGCGGTCGGCCGTGGGCGCGTCTCGCCGAAGGGGCAGCTCGTTGAGCCTGCGGTGAAGAGGGGCGATCGTGTGCTCTTCGACGCGTACCGCATCGAGTACATTGTCGGTCAACAGATAACTGCGGCAACTCCGCAAGCAAAGCCCGGTGATCGGTTCCTCATCCGCGAGGACGATATTCGCGGTGTGCTGATGTAGCGCCTCCGAGCGGATCCTTGCGCCGGCTGTGCCGGAGGCGGATACTCGCTGGGTGAGCGAGCCTCTGAAGCCGAGCGACTGCATCGATGGGGATGGTGTCCACGTCACCGGCTTCGCGCTCAAACCAGACGAGTACACCGATGTCATTCATTCGTACGTGTGCAGTTCGCTGGGTTGCGAGAGCTACGTGAAAATCCAGCACGTGCAGCTCGTGGAGGTCGGCCACGTGACCTGTATGATGTGCCTGAAGCCAATGGAGCTGGCCCCCGGATCGTTGCATTGACCCGGTGGTCCGGTGCCATTGGAGCGACCAGCCCATTCACAGGAGCCACATTTTCGGCTTCGACGGGCACTGCAAGGGCTGCATGATGCATCGTGACTGGCCCGGTTCGAGGGCGAAGTGTACCCTCCGGTATCGGGCGCCTCCCAGGCGCGCACGCCCCCTGGAGCCTCTGGAGGAGAATGATGAGCAGAGCAAGGATTCGAGTCGGCCGTGACATCAACTACCGCCCCACCGACGCGCAGGCTGCCGCAGGTGGCGGCAACGTGGACGACGTGTGGGCTGGGCGCATCAGTGCCGTGAATGCGGACGGCACTGTCAACCTGCATGCGCTGGAGGCTGACGGTGGTGAGCTGGCGCTTACCAGTATCGGCCGCGGTTCGCAGAAGGGGCAGTTCGATCTGCTTGGGGTGGGCCCGCAAGGCGTCTGATGCTCCGCGAGTTGTACGACGCTGGCGGTTGGCGGCGGTTGGCGTAGATGGCGCGCGTAGCTCGGCTGCTCGGTGAGTATACCGACCCTGACGCAGAAGAGGCTGCCGAGGGCGAGGTTGTCTCGGATACCAACAAGGCGCTGCTCCAGCTCCTTAGCGCGCGGGATGATCCGTATTGGAAGGAGGTTTTCTCGGAGATGCTCCGCGAGGATCTCTGCTTATTCGCGAAGGAGATCCTCGGGCTAGAGATCGGCCCGCACTTGCTTGATTGGGGAGGTCTCGTCAGCCGCACGCGCAGAATTGCGATCAACGCCGCGCGTGATCATTCGAAGTCGACGTTCTTCTCGTACGCCTACCCCATTTGGCGTGCGTGGTCTGAGCCGGGCTGCGAGGTCTACATCTTCAGCGCGACGCTCGACCAGGCGATCGAGTTCCTCGACATCATCGTCTACGGCCGCGCGAACCTGCGCGGCATGATCGACATCCCCGAGCTGACGCACCTCGTGCCGACGCCGGACGACTTCAAGCGCGACCCGCGCGTGCGGCTCAACCGGCAGGATGTGCGGCTCAACAACGGGTCGCGCATCCGCGCGCTCGGCTATGGGAAGAAGACGCGTGGCCGACACCCGAAGTACATCGTGCTCGACGACGTGCTGAACGACGAGGACATGTTTAGCGAGACCACGCGTCGGAAGAACATCGAGTACTACAAGTCGGCGATCGTGAATATGGCGACACCTGATGGGCAGGTGGTCAACGTAGGCACGCCGTACCACGCGGCTGACCTCTGGGGTTGGCTACGGAAGAACCCCGCGTACATCTTCAAGCGGTACCCTGGTATCCTCATCGATAAGGACACGGGCGAAGAGAGGGCACTCTTCTCGTGGCGTTGGACAGTCGACGCGCTGCGCATGAAGAAGATCGAGATCGGCTCGGTCGCGTTCACGCGCGAGATACTCTGCCAGCCCATCTCCGATGACCTGTCGATCTTCCCGAGTTACCTCTTCCCGCCGCTGTTCGACGACCACCTGAAGGTGCGCCCAACACTGAACGAGATCCGAGCACGCGGCTGGACGACGTACATGGGTGTGGACATCGCGCGCAGCGCGTCCGTCGGCGCCGACTACTTCGTGATCTTCGTCATCGGTTGTGACTCTGAGGGCAACCATCACATCGTTGATATTCGCCGATCGAAGGGGATGCCGTTCAAGCGCCAGCTTGACGAAATGAAGATCGCGGCGGCGCTCTACGATCCCGCGCTCATCTTCATCGAGAGCAATGCGATGCAGCAGGTTTATACCGATGAGATGCGTCGCACGACGGACCTCCCGGTAAAGGAATTTGTCACGCTCGCGACGAATAAGTATCCGCTCGATCGAGGCATCCCCGGCCTCCGCATCCTGCTCGAAAATCAAAAGCTCGTAATCCCGCGCGGCAACGAAGAGAGCCGCCGCCTCACTGACATCTGGATCGACGAGGCGACGCAATTCGGGTTTATCGACGGGCGGCTTCAGGGTGCGGGTGAGCACGACGACACCGTGATGAGCTGGTGGTTTGCGTGCGAGGCGAAGAAGGCAGGGGGCTTCTCCTTCGCGTTCGGCGACGAGGACGGTGAAAACGTGAACGACTGGGGAGATACTGGTGACGGCGAGGACTGGCAGAAGGTGCTTATGGGCGATCCGATGGAAGCCGACGGCGCCTGGATGCATTAGCCTGTATCATCGGATACCTTGACCAGTGCTTGCGTGGCAGGTACTAGCGAGGGCAGGATTGAACCTCGGGCGGATGCCCACGGAGGAGTGAGAGATGGCAAGAGAGACTTTCAGGGAGTCCGCGATCCCCACCGGCGTACAGAGTCCGGTCTATCTCGACGCGCGACAAATCACGCGCGGGCTTGGGCAGCATTTGCCCGAGGCGTTCGTCGGCCAGGTAACCGGCGCTGGCGGCGCAGGCGGTACGCTGGCTGGGGTGCCGTTTGACCCCGCAGTTGTTGAGGTCGTCAATGAGGCGGGCGCAATTCCGACGTGGACGAAGCACGTGATGCTCACCGGTGGCGCTATTGGCATCGCCGTCGCCGCGGCTGCTGCGGACGCTACCGCGACCGCGCCGACGATCACCAGAGTCGCGGGGCCTCCGGTCACGTTTAGCGTTGCGCTGACCACCGGCGTCGCGCCCGACGCTGAGCTGGTCACCGTGATCTGCTACGGTGTCCGCGACGTCAACGGCGGGCTCTGAGGTTCGATCGGGCGAAGCTGCCTCTGCGTGCTCGTCCCGCATGGGTGGCTAGGGCGACGGTGTCGAGCCACACCGTCAAGCTGTGAGGCTGGCGGGGGCGAGCACGGCACTTTAGCGAGGGGCTCGATGTTAGACCGCGATCGGCTCAGCAAGGCACCCAGCTTCGGTACTCCGGGGCTGGGTGTTCCTGCGACAAAAGAGCCGTCGCGCTGGCACACGAACACGCCTGGTCATTTCCCGAACTACAGCGGGCACAAGATGCGCGCGCGGGCGGCCGCAGGCATGGGCGAGGCGCAGGCGTTCGTCATCGCGGTGAACAAGCTCTTCCGCACCCAGGACGAGTTTGGCCGCCCGCCGCCGCACGTCATCACGGTAGAGGACGTCACGCGCGGCATCGTGATCGACCCGGTCGACCAGCAGAAGATCCAGCGGCTCGTTGGCGGCACGAGCGCGCATTTCGATCAGAAGTCGCAGACGCAGCGCATCTTCCACGCGCGTGGGCGCCTGCACGAGACCCTGCGGCACTCGTACAAGCACATTGATTCGGATACCCGCATGGAACTGGTGCGGCGTGCGGTAGCTTATTGGCGCCGCAATGGGCAAACCGCGTACGGTAAGGATCCGACGATCCGATGGGGTAAGGGTATGGAGCGGAGTATGCGACTGGTTGTACCGCTGAAGAAGGGCGGCCCGTTCATCGGCCCGCACGAGGAGCCCGATCCCATGCCGCGAACGGACAAGTCCATGGACGCGATTGCGAATCTTGATTTGCTCAGCAAGGGCGGTCCGTACATAGGCCCGAAAGGCGGGAAGCAAGGGCTGAAAAAGGCACGCAAGGCGCGAGGCGGCGCGTACAAGATGCGCGTCGTGCTGCCGAGCGGGAAGCTGAAGTTCTTCTACGACCACGGCGCGTACGAGCGGTGGTGCGATCGCAACGACGTCGAGCCCCACATCAGCGGCGAGCGCAAGGCCGTCGATGACGCAGCTCGACGCGGGCACGCGCTGGTATCCGATGGCCCGCCGCAGGCGAACACGTACGGGTACGACAAGCTCGAAGACGACGTGCCGCGCAAGCCCGGCCGCTACGACGACCTGCAAGCGAAGATGCACGCGAAGATGCACGGGAAGCGCGGGCGCGGCCGCCGCACGGCACCCAGCGCCACGGTGCCGGATGGAGACTTCGGCCCGCGTCCGCGCCGGTCGTCGCGAGGTGACGGCAACCAGGGTTTGCGCCGCGTCGAAGACCACGGGGGCACAAGCGCGCCAGGCACTACCGCGCCGACCCGGCGCAGGCCGAGCGGTCGCTCTTCGATTCCGCACAGCGGCGTCGTGGACCGGCCGGGCACGCCGAACAAGAACGACCGCGGCAGCGCCTCGCCGAACCGGACCACGCCGTACGCGAAGATGACGGACGGCGACTACGCGCAGCTCGGCGCGTTCATGTGCGGCCGCCCCCGCGCGAAGAAGAGCGACCTCGTGCGCCCCGATCTCCTGAAGCACACTGAGTCGAAGCTCGTCTACCGCACGCCGCAGTCGCGTCGCATCTGTCTGGAGTGGTGAGTGCCGTTTCGCTCTGAAAAGCAGCGACGGTACATGCATGCGAACCAGCCAGAGATTGCGGAGCGGTGGGAGCGCTACCACGCGAAGTTTGAAACCACCCCTGAGACCGGACTAGACGAGATGCACCCGGCGACGGTCGACAAGATCCAGCATGAGGAGTCGACGCGGCAGAGCATCGACGCGAAGACCGGTGCCCCCGCTTTCATGAGTGGCAAGAAGGAGCCTAAGCTCGGCGTAGTGAATGGTGAGCGCGGCCCGCGCCTCTTCGCGCGCCGGAGTCTCTTCGCGATCGGCGATCCGAGTGAAGACCGACCGGTGCTGATGGAGCCCGGCGGGCACGTCAGCGCGACACGGCCCGCAGGTACCGAGCCGGTATCCCCACCAGCCGCGAAGATGGCGCGCGTCGTGTCGATGCGCGAGCTGGCGGAGCGCCTCGATGGTGATGACGCGGGCGAGAACGGAGACCACGGCGATCACGATGGTGGGTGGGCGCGCGTCGAGGATCTGTGGGGCGATGAAGCGCTAGCGGTGAAGGGCCGCTTCGAGACGCCGGGCGAACTGTTGCGCAAGGCGGCGAACATGAGTCGCCTCCCGCAGGTCACGCCCATCGGGGGGTCTGCCCCGCGCGAAGAGACCCCGGCGCTGCCGGATTTTCAGGAAATCTACTATCAGCCCGAGGACGACGAGCGACGCAAGTTGGAGCGCGAGCAGGCGGAGACGCGCCGCCTTGCGGATGCAGCTCGGAACACTGCGAGGTACGGCATCCACGGCATCGCGGCGACACCGTCCACACCGCAGATCCGATGGGAGCCCGAGGCTGATCCGGCTGAGCATACTGGGCCGAAGCTCGTGAACCGCGAGCCGACTGTGCGCGCGGACGTCGATATGGACCGCATCTATGCTGGTTCCGTGTACCTCCGCGACGCCGCGAGCGAAGAGTCGGATACCGAGGATGATGAGGATGATGATGATGACGAGCAGGCTGAGAAGGCTCTGCGTGTCATTTCGCCTCGGGAGCTGCTACGAAAGAGTCGTACGTGACTAATCACGTGCGTCGGCGCAGTATCCCCTAAGCAGGGAAGAGGATCGTGATGGACGCTATCGAACAGCTCGGGACCCTCTTCAAAGCGGCGCCCCCATTCCCCCCGAAGAAGAAGAAAGGCGACGGGGATGAGAAGGGCGATGACGACTGCCCGACTGGTGACAAGGACGACGACGGCACGCCGAACAGCCTCGACGCCGCGCCGGATGATCCTTCTGATGGTGCTGACGATGCTGACGATGGCGCTGTGTCCGAGGAGGGTGGTGAAGAGGCTGCGATTGATGCGGAGATGCCCGAGGACGAAGACGGGGGAGGTTTCGCGCCTGAAGAGGAGATGGCGGGTGCTGGCGGTGCCGACGCAGCAACTGTCGATCTGGTGGAGCAGCTCGCCGCGGCGGAGAAGGACTTCTACGCCGCGAAGGGCATGCACGGCACTGACCACCACAAGGCTGAGCTGGCAATGGAAACCTTCCATAAGCTCGTGCGCAAGTTGGCGAAGCAGGTGCATCCAGGGGTAGGCAAAGGCGTGCCTCCTGTTGAGGAGAATGGTGATGCGAGTGGCGTGCCCAATGGCGGCGATGGTGGTGGGGGCAGCGGGGGTGCATTCGGTGCGCAGGGTGGCGCCGCTAGCGAAGGCGAGCAGGAAGGCGGCGACGAGGGCCCGCCTGACGAGGTCATCGAGGAGGCGAAGAAAGCGGGCATGGGCGTGCCCGCGATCAACGAGCTGATCAAGAGCTGGATGGCGGCGAAGCAGTCGATGCTAGAGCCGACCGTGGACGAAGAGATGCGAGGGAAGATGGAACCCGACTGGTCCAACTTTAGCGGGGATCCCAATGGCGGTGAGTTCATTAATTGGGGCACGTCATCGCTAGTGGGCCGCATGCAGGAGGCGGGTCCGCGCGGGGAGCCGAGCGGCGTCACTGGCGACAGCCCGTACACGGGCTCGGGTGCAGGCGAAGCACACCCCCACTACGGCCAAGATGCGGGCTTCGGCAAGCCGCCCCCCGGCCCGCCCTTTGGCGCCAAGATGGGGGAGGCACCGATGCCGCCGTGGAGCGCGAAGAACAAGCCGGATACCCCCCGTCGTGCAGAGGGCTCGTATCACACGACGCCTACGCGGACGACGTTCAAGGAGCATAGGACTGGTGGATCGACGACCGTGCGCCGTGGCTCCGACAGAGGTCACGAGGCGACGAGCGCGGTGCAGGACTACAACCGTGTGAGCCCAACGTCGCGCAGCACGGGGCTCGTCAACCCGCAGCGACGCAGCTCGACCGCGACCTCGGTCATGCGCGCGCGCATGAGCGACGAGCCGACGGGCATGGAGTACGCCGCGCTTGGTGCCGCGATGCGCGGCCCGAACCCTACTGCGCGCATTGTAAAGCGTACGAATGAATCTGGAACCCGTGTTGTCAAGAACCCCGGAGCTGGCGGTACGCGGACGGCAACCGAGCGCGGTGTTCCTGGTAGGAGCGGTGTGGTATCCACTAGCGGGTTTATGCGCGGGAAGATGAGTGTCGAGCCGGCGGCTGGCCTTGATTACGCGTACCTCGGGGCCATGGTCGGAAAGCTCGAAGTGCCTGACAGTGTCCGCGGCGCGACGCCGTCGCCGGGTGGGCGTGCGTCGCGAGTGGAGGGGGCGGTGCGGGCCGCTCAGCGGTCACTCGGCTGGGGCCGCACTGCCGGTCACGGAACGACGAGGCCGCGGACGGAGACCGGCCGCCGCCAACTGGATCCTGGATCGCTCCCAAAGGAGACGAGCGGCCGCCCCAAAGCCCCGACCGTTGGCCGGATGAGCGCGGAGCCGCAGGGTCACGAGTACGCGGCGCTCGGCGCCGCGATGCGTGGGAAGTTCGAGGTCCGTGGGCCGAAGCGCGTGAGTCAGTCGCAGCGTTATCCGCTTACGGGGAAGCCCCCGCGCGAGAGGGGATACTGATGGACGCGGTTGCGGCACTCGGCCAGCTCGCTAAGGCGGGCCCCTTCATCGGCCCGCGAGGCGGCAAGTGGGCCGACGCGAAGCACACCATCGCGTGGCACGACGACGCACACGAAGGCAGCCACAGCTCGGCGATGGCTTCGCTGCATCACGCGCTCCGCCCGCCGAACCGTTACGGCCGGAGCTGGGAGCAGGTACCCGAGGACACGAAGAAGGTGCGGCAGGCGCTCCAAGGGATCGTGAAGCAAGCGACCGAGCAGAAGATCAAGGGCAAGGCGAAGAAGCAATTGGTCTCGGAGATCATGGGGCTGAAGAAGAACGCCGCGGCGCTCTACAAAACCCTGTACCGCAGTAAGAGCAACAACGTCACCCGCACCCACGTCGCGAAGATGATGCGGGTGCGTGACTGGCTCGACGAGGCGGCCGGCCACGTCCGCATGGTCGGCAAGGACCCGAAGAAGGAAGAGGCGAAGCGCCAGGTGTCGATGGAGAAGCGCAGCAACAAGAAGGCGCGCGACATCCACAACGACCTGAAGGAGCACGCGCCCGGCAGCGAGCGCCCGCACGGGATGCTGTACGACGCGGCGCACCGCAACATGCGGAGCCACATCGCAGAGCACAAAGAGCGCTTCGGCAAGGAGCCCGACGCGGCCGCCGACTACCACGCGCACAACCAGGAGCGCTACGGCGGCGAAAAGCTCCCTGGTAAGAAGCTGAAGGAGCTTCTGGCAACCCCGGCAGGGCAGAAGCACCTCACCGCGATACAAAAGCAGATCGCCGACAAGGTCGCTGCGGGCGCCGACCGCCCGAAGGCCGTGCAGCAGGGCGACATGGAGCTGCGTTCGCGCCTGCACCGCATGCACTACGGGGAGCAGGCGGAGGCGGCGAGCGGTCAGGGCGCGCTCGACCTCGCAGCGGCCGAGCCGAAGAAGGAGCGCGAGCCTGCGCCCAAGGGCAGCGGCTACGGGCAGATGCCGGACTACGGCTACGGCAAGGGGCCTGCGGCGGAGGCGAGCGGCGGGTCTGCGGCGCAGGTCAAGGTGATTGGTCACGGGCTCAGCGCCATACGCGAGCACGCCGCGTCGCACCGGAAAGAGGGGCGCACGTTTCGCGCGCCGCACCACACGGTCAGTCGGAAAGGGATGGTGAGCGAAGTGAAGTTGGCGCAGGGGGGCACCCTGCACCTCGACGAGCCACACATGATCGCGAAACCCGCCATGGCAGCGCTGTTTCACCATCTCGGACAGCCGGGCACGGACGTCCAAGTTTCGATCAGCGCTCGCCCTGATGCGTCGCGCGGTCGTGCTTCGGCGAGCGCAGCGAAGCGTTACGACGCGCTGAAGGCGCGGCTCTCACAAGCAATGGGGAAGAGCATGGACGCGATCGAGAATCTTGGTCGGCTCGCGAAGGGCGCCGACCGTTCGAAGGAAGGCTCGCGCGGCGGTCGAGTCATCGGCCACACCGCGAGCGGCAAACCGATCTACGCCGCCGGTCCCGGCAAGGGACTCACCCGCCATCCCGACAAGGGGGACGAGGATCCGAAGGCTCGCCACAAGGGCAAAGAGCATTACGGCAGCGACAAGCTGAAGGTCGATCGCACCATGGGCCCGAGCGGAGAGTTCCACGGTTCCGCGAGCGATCATCGCAAGGCACACCAGCAGGCATTCGGCACGGGCCGCGAAGGCGCGCATCCGGGCGACGGGGTGAAGGTGCTCAGTGAGCAGGGTCTGCATCACGCCGCGAAGGAAGCCGCGCGCAAGGGGCACGAAGGCCACCTCGATCAGATCAAAGCGGAGGCGTCGAAGCGCAAGGCCAAGATGAAGCCTGTCGGGTTCTCTCAGTACCAGAGCAGCGGGCACCACCACGCGAACGAAGCGACGCGCATCGCCGAGGACTACGGAACCGGCGGCAAGCACGCGAGCAAGATGCATCGCGTGAGTGCGCCGAAAAGCAAGTGGCGTTCACCGGACGCGATCGACGCACTCGGGGATCTGGCGAAGGGCGCGGGAGGCTTCGGCTACAAGTCGAAGAAGCCAAACGGCCGCGGTGGCTGGACGTATGTGTACGACCACCCGACCGAGGGGAAGACGACGATCGAGACCACGCACACGGGCGACCACGCGACCAGCCGTGAGCCCGGCACGACGGCGATGGAGTCGTCGACCGGCACGGGGTGGCATGACGGCAGTGAGAACGCGCAGGCGTCCGCGCACTCGGCCCTGAGCGACCCGGACAAGCGGAAGATGCACGAGCATGCGCTCCGTGATCACCTCGGGCATAAGAAGACGGGCAAGCACCCGCCGGGCGGTCGTGCTCGGCGCGAAGGGCAAGACTGGTATCGCGAGATCAAGACCCGCACGAAGACACGCGGTGGCATCACCGAGGTGATCAAGCTCGGATCGAAGCGCGACATCGAAGAGAAGGAGTCGCGCGGTGACTTCTCGCATCGGTTCCTCACGAGCCCTGGGAAGGTGAAGCGCCAGGCAGTCAGCCGCGCGAAGGAGGCCGCCGAGCGTGCGGGGGCTCGGGAGCGTAAGAAGTTCCGTGAGAAGTTCCTCATGCCTTCGCCGCTCCTGCACACCGGCAAGAAGAGCAGCGTGGACGCGGAAGGGCGACCGCTGATCAAGGGTTCGTTGCACAGCTTCCGCGACCCGTACAACGGCAAGCCGAACAAGCTGCCCGCGGCGTACCTGTTCCCGTACCTCTGCGCGTTCGTCGAGGAGGCATACGAGCACGAGTGCATGGAGCCCGCGCACAAGTTCGAGAACGCGGCCGACCTGCCGAAGGCGATGGCGCGCGCTGTGATGTCCGAGCTGGTGCAGACGATGCCGAAGGACACCAACCTCCGGCGCGCGTGCGCGAAGTATAAATGCACCGTTGACACCATCGCGGAGCTGCTCACGTCGAAGGGTATCCTGAAGACGCGCAGCGACGCGATGCCGACCGACAGCGACGCACACCACGCGATGGGCGCGGGCATGCTCGGCGAGAGTGTGGTGATGGCGTACAGCAAACCAGCGCCGTGGGTGCAAAAGAGCGACCCACACGTGAACATCGGCGTCGGTCGTCTCGTGAACCGTGAGCCTGCGAACGTCGCGCACCTGCTCCGCGACGACACGCACGACCCGCACGAGCTGGTTCGTAAGGGCATCGAGGCGCGCACGCTCTCGCACGGCACACAGCTCGGTGGATACTCCCCTGCTGTGGCGAACACCGCAGTCGGCTGTCCCGTGCATCGACGCGAGATGCACAAGTCGCACAACCTTTGGAACCCGATGGCGCCCTGTACGTGCGGCCCCACTCCGAACGCTTACGGCTGAACCGCGATGGCCTGGTACGACGACATCCGAGGGGCGACCGGCAGCGCTTTTCGCACGTTCGGTGGGTGGATGGTGAAATCGGACGAGGACGTTAGTGCCTCGCAGATGAACGATGCCCTCGCGCAGGCGGGCATGGGGTTGCCGGAGCCAACTGAGGAGAAGCCGCGCGCTCTATTTCACGACCCGTATTCGGTCATGGATTGGGGTGGCTGGCGGCAGCGCCCTAGCTCACTGACGTACGAAACACTTCGGCAGATGGCAATTTCTAACACTGTCATCGCCGCGATCTTGAATCTACGGATCCACCAAGTGGGCGCGTTCTGCCGGCCGCAGCAGGGGCGGTACGATAAGGGCTTCCGCGTCATTCAGCGAGATCGCCGCGACAAGAAGAAGGCGATGACCTCCGCCGAGCAGAAGGAGGCCGATGCCATCGAGCGCATGCTGGAGACGACGGGTTTCTTGCTTCCTGATGAGCGGTCGGCCGACCGCGACAACTTCCGTGCGTTCAGCAAGAAGTCCGTGCGCGACATCCTCACGTACGACCAGTGGTGCTTTGAGAAGATCCGTGATCGCAAGGGGCGCGTCTCGCGTTTCATCGCGCTGCCGTCGGAGACTATCCGCCCAGCGGTATCCGACATCGAGCACATGGACCCGGCCGAGCTGCGTAATCGCGTGAGCCACGTTCAGGTCTATGAGAACACCGTCATCGCGGAGTTCGCGTCTGACGACCTCGCGTGGTGCGTGATGAATCCGCGCAGCGACCTGCGCACGAATGGGTTCGGTTTCAGTTTCACTGAGCAGATTGTGCGGTTGGTGACTAGCTGGCTCTTCGGCTTTGAATACAACACGAAGTTTTTCACGCAGGGCTCTGCCATCAAGGGGCTGCTGAACATCAAGGGCGCGATCCCCGATCGTCAAATGCGCGCGTTTAGGCGAATGTGGTACGCGCAAATCAGCTCGGTCCAGAACGCGTGGAAGACGCCGATCCTGAACTCCGACGACATCCAGTGGGTGTCGATGCACTCGGCTAACCGTGAGATGGAATATGCCGCCTGGATGGATTGGCTGACAAAGCTCATTTGCGCGGTGTTTGGTATCGATCCGATTGAGATCAATTTCATCTTTGGTGGTGGCGGAACGGGCAGCGGGTCCGCGATGTTTGATCGGCGTCCGAACGCAGCCGAGGTCGTCGAGTCAAAGGATAAGGGCTTGCGCCCACTACTGACGCACATGGAGGACCACCTGAACCAGCACGTCATCTGGGAGTTGAACCCCGACTTCGAATTCTCGTGGACCGGATTCGATGCAAAGGCGGAGCAGGCCGAGCGCGACGCGTACATGGCGGAAGTCACGAAGTTAAAAACCGTCGATGAGGTGCGCGCGCTTCAGGATGAACCACCGTTGCCGAATGGGCTCGGTGAGATCATTCTCGACCCGACATATTTCCAGTGGGTCATGTCAAAACAGGGTGACGAGGGTGGTGGCGAGGAGATGGGCGCCGAAGGTGGCTTCGAAGGCGGCGGGGACGCGCCGCCGGGCGGGCCGGAGGCCGCCCCAGCGGCCTCTGTAGGCGATGACGACGAGGAAGACTTCCTTCACGGCCCGCATCCGGGCCTCGATGATGACGACGACCACGACGAGCTACTCGCGGCGAGCTACGCAATGATCGAGCAGACGGAAGACCTGCTCCGCAAAGGCGCTTGGTACGTCGGCGACGGAGGATAACGATGGGCGTGCGAACGAATGTCGAGCTGACGGTCCAGATCGGACAGAATAACCAGCTCAGTGATCTGCTCTTTGACCGTGATCTCACATCGCTACTCGACACACTCGATCATGCAACCGCGATAGTCGCGACGTTAGTCTCCGCGGAGACTAACTTCGTGGTGCCCTTCGGCGACGTAGCCGAGGCGCGGCTGGTCTATATCGAGGCTGATGGTGAGATCGCGGTGACCTTCGGCGGAGGGCTTGCGACGGCTGCGTTGCTCACGGGTGTCGGGGGCACGTACCCGACGACCTTCGCCGGTGGCGAAACGCTGGAGTTGGATATCGATAACGCGGGCTCACTCACAGTGACGTTCACTGTGGCCGCGCAACTCCTTGCGGACGTCATCAATGAGATCAACGCTGCGGCCGCGTTGACCGGGCTCGCGCCTATTGCGAGTGACGTCGGTGGAGAGCTGCGGCTTACGAGCCCGACCACTGGCACCACCTCAGAAGTCGAGGTCGTGGCCGGCGGCACTGCGCTAGCGACGCTCGGGCTCACCGCCGCAGTCGCGAACGGCGTGAACGCGACACCAGGCACCTCGCCGGTAGCGGTTAGCCGGCCCGCAGACCCGACGGGCGCTAGTGCGGCCGCAGGTGTGGACGCATTTCTACTAGCGACGGTGAAGACGACCTCGATCACTATCGACAATACGGCAGGTCAAGACGTGCGCGTGCGCGTTGCTCTCGCGGGCGACCTAGTCGCTGACCCGGTTGCCTGTTGAGGTAGTTTATGCCGCAGGCACCGCAGGGGGCGTTTAGGAGCGCCAGCGGGGAGATCATCACGACCACGGAGGATGGTCGGATACTGCTGCGTCCACCGCCGAAGCGGCCGCAGCTCCGGCCGCTCGCTTCGTTGCCAGGGCATCGCGCGTTTGGGCGCCAGCGCGCGATGCGCGAGCTTCATGAGCTGGTCGTCAGCGCGTACGACCAGCAGCTTCGTCGCATTCTTGAAGCCATCGAGCAGTACATGCGCAGCGACGTGCTCCATCAGAAAGGCGCGCAGCTATTCCGTCCACAGGATGTTGAGCGTATTCGGAAGATCGTGCGCGACTACCATCTCGCGTTTGTGATCGGCGCGGTGCATCCAGAGGCTGCGGGCCCGCGCACGGTGCAGCGGCTCATGGACGAGGGTGTGCTGCCCCAAGATCTCGCATACATGTACCGGCCGCCGACGCCGCGCTCGCTGCCGCCCGCGCGCATGAGCTTCATCGACACGAGCTTCGACTACGGCCGGCTCGGTATCCCGCTCGCGGGGCCGCGCGCACCGAAGGATGACCCGGGCGAGGTGACGCTGGCGAGTGTGCTCACACGCCCCCCGCCGCCGCTCACCATCGAGGAGCGCGCCGCGCGCGACTGGGCGAGGCACTCGGCGGCGATGCACATCACGGGGCTCGGGGACCGCTTTGGTCATGACCTCGCGACGCGCTCGATCGAGGCTGATCGCGAGCAGCGGCGGAAGTACGAGAAGCTGATCCGCGAGAAGCTCGGCGAGGCCATTGAGAAGCGGCGCACATGGCGTCAGCTTCGCAGTGAGATCGGGCAAGCGACAGGGGACTGGTCGCGCAACCTCGGGCGCATCGCGGCGACCGAGTCGCATGGTGCGATGCAGCAGGGCATCGCGGCGGGACTGAAGAAGCGCGAGAAGAAGGAGCCCGAGGAGATCCTTGTCGCGAAGCAGCCTGCGCCTGATGCATGCCGCGACTGCGTGCGGCTACACCTCGCGGGGGGAGCCGGCTCGCCGCCGAAGGTTTTCAAGCTCTCGGAGCTGGAGGAGAACGGTTCAAACGTCGGGAAGAAGCGCGCGAGCTGGAAAGCCGTCGTCGGCGCGACGCACCCGTGGTGCGGCTGCGAGCTGATCCATGTGCCCGACGGCTGGGGCTTCGACGCGGATGGCAACCTTGTGCCCGAGTTCATGACGCGCTCGGAGTGGCTGGACTACGACCTGCGCAAGGCGATGGACATGACCTATGGCGACGCCGTGCCCGAGCAGGGTGTCGCGATCCGAGTCAGCGATCCTCGGGTGCGCGAGGAGTGCGAGAAGATCGTCGCCCGCACGCCTCCCGAGGTCTTCGACAAGAAGGTCGGGGTCACATTGATCACGACTGACATCCCGCGCGCGCAGAACCCATTAGAAGAGCACGACTTCGCGTAT